GTACCTGTACGTCGGTGGAGTCGGTATCACCTACGAGAAAGCGTACAGCATTCCTACGGCCAGAAGCTGTAGTAGTGCCAAGATCATCAACATCGTAGGTGAACGTCATTATGCTTGCTCCCAATCAGCCCAAGGACTGTTACGCCATGTACGAATATGGCCACGCTGTTTCTTGGTGACCGTAGAAGCCTTACACTTCTTCATGTTGTATTCACGCTCTGTCTTCGTGAACTGCTTAACCTTCTTATTGATGTTCTTTACGATAACCGTAAGCTCATCCTGCTTAAGCTCGTCAAGACCATCACCGACAACCTTGCGCTTGTTCTCACTAGGAGGCTCCTGTCGGAGGAACCCCCTGTTGAAGAGAGAGATAACATCTTCCCAAGGGATGCCTCGATAGTCCCAATCAAAGACATCCCCCGGTTTCCACTCAGACCCATAACCCTTAAACTCTTGCTTAACGAATTGGGTCCAGTTTAGTTGAAAAGGTAACTTAGAGTAGTCGGGTGTCATACTCTAGTTCCTTATGCTACGATACTTTCGAAGAAGTAACCCAAGTCTGGGCCAACCATCTTCATGTCGTAGGACATCTTCACCTGAATCATCTCAGCAATCTGCTGACGCTTAAGAGCATCGTCAGAGAAAGACTCAACGGTGATACCGAGGTTGTTAGCACCCGGAATGCTGTTCCATGCGAAGGTCAGACCAGACGCAGGGGTCATCAGACCAGCATTACCCGGAGTGTAGCAAAGCATAGCATGCTTACCGCCGATAAAGGTGTTAACCTCAGCAGCGCCTTCAACGGTGTCGTTCTGGACAGCTTCCATGACGTAGTAGTTTTCTACCTCAAAGATTTCTGCCAGCTTCGCCTTGGTAACCAAAGCAGTGTTGGATACCGTAGCACCACCATTCAGGCGAGCAAGGATGTCTGAGTTGTTTACCAGAGCATCGTGTACGTGACGACCAACAACCAGAGTGTTCGGACGGAAGCCGCCAGACTGAAGCTGGATAGTACGAGACGCATCAGTGATGTTCTTGATTGGGGTAGAGTTAGCCTCATCCCACTCGGTAAGGCTACGACCAGACAGAAGGTCTTGGCTCGTCCACACACCAGCAGAGAAGAAATTCGTAGCGAACTGCTTCTCACGGTGAATCATCAGGCGCATAGCGAGCGTCTGCGCCCCGGCAGAACGAATGTCCAGAGCAGTGTCTTCGTTAGCAAGGGTCTGCTCATCAAAGTCCATACCCAGACCGTACACGTCAGCAAAGTAGCTGTCGTTCGATACGGTCATGCCGATACGCTCTACTTCGGTACGAGGTGCCAGCTTCTTGACATCACCAGTGCGGTTCATGTTCGCACGGTCGTACTGGTAATACTTGTCAGACTGCTTGTCTACGCCTACGATGGGGAAGACTTTATCAGCAATAAAGTTGTCCTGAGACTGTACATAAGCAGTCGTCAGATTGGTGAGTGGCGCATCAATATGCACCTGCGATGGGGTCAACAAAGGCATTAGTTTTCTCCTATTCCTTCAGTTACGCCGACTGGTTAGCTACTGGCTTGAGCAGAACACGAATGATTTCATTCGCACCCGAAGCTGCATCCAGTGCTACACCAACTTGGTAGTCGCCAGTGGTAAAAGCATCAGTAGCGTAACCATTGGCATCAGAACCAACCAATGCACCTTTAGCTACAGCTTCACCTGCTTGCACCATAGCAATTCCGTCAATCTGTACGGAAAGGTTGGTGGTGGCTGGGGTAGCCGAAGGGTCAACGGAGGTAAGGGCAACACCGATTGCCAGTTCACCGTCACCTGCCTGAGCAGCACCCGTCGAGGTCATTTTCACGAACTCGAATTGATTGACAGCACTTGCTGCCTCTACAGAAATATTGTTAAAGCGGCCCGCATTCGTCGCCATCTTTACTCTCCTTTATAGAGCTTGGAAATGAGTGCCTTGCCTTCGTCGGTCTTAGCTACAGCAGCGTATGCTTTAGCATGGTCCTTCTTAGCAAGGTTGTTCTCGTCCATGTAGGACTTAACAAGAGCATCGAGCTTATCGCTGGAAGAGAGCATATCTGCCTCTACCGACGCTTCACCGATCTCAGACATCGAAGCACCAAGGGCTGCATCAGCAGACTTCAGGGCTTCTACGATTGCGTCATCTTTAGCTACATGAGCCAAGAGGGAGGCCGCAATTTCGTTATCGAAGTTAGGAAGGATTTCTTCAGCTTGCTTACGGAGTTCAACCATACGCTTTTCAATAGCTGCTTCTTCGAGAGCCTTCAAGACTGGAGCCGGAATGTCCGACTTGGCAATCTGTTCGCCTTCTACTTCGATGTATTCTGGTTCAACAGCTTTGGTTACTGTTTCTTCAGTAACAGCAAATCCGTTGTCTTCAAGTGCCTTCGAGAGGCGGGAGACTTCAGCTTTGAGAGCATCAACCTCAGCCAGAAACAGATCGCCCTGATCTACCTCTTCTTCAGACTTGGACACTTCAGGCTCTTCGGCCTTCTTCATGTCCTCTTTAGCTTTCTTAAGGGCTTCATCTTCAGACATGCCCTTGTCCATGTAGTACGCTTTGCGTTCTTCAAGGTTCATTGTATTGTCCCTCTTAATAAGACAGATTGTAGCGGCTTGGTTAGCAGGACGGTCAACAAGTGACAATTCGTCCAACTCCAAGTCGAGTAGGATGTTAGTCATCTACTTCCTTCCTCTTAGCTTTGCCGCCGATAGAAAAGGCCGTAAGTTGGCCAGATTTTACCAGAGACCAGACCTCATCATCGAATACCTTCAATGCTACGATCCAACCTTCACGGCTACTGGAAATGCCCAAGGACTCACCAATCTCTTTAGTGAGAGGCATCGAGTGGACCACTTGGCCTACTTGATCCCCCTTGTGCATCATCTTACCAACACGAATATGTTCCATGAATTTATTCACGGCCTTTACCATAGTGTCGGCTTCAATTACATCACCTTGACGGTCTACCAGAGGTTTACCATCTTCAGTGATGACCGAGGCCCAACCATAAACCAGACGCTGTTCATCATCTGTCTTAAGGATTTGACCTTCAAGGTTCGCTTGTTCTTCTTCAGGCTCATTCTTGGAGAGCATATCTCCTACAGAGAACCCAGATTCCCACATCTTACAGGACCAATAACCAGCAGTGGTCTTATCAGTCTTACTGTCGCAGTTGTGTCTGGCTCGGAAGTTGGCCCTAGCTTGAGGGTTATCTCGACGGATTTCCATAGTGGGGCTACCAAAGGTAACTCGCTTCACTTTGTCACCAGACTTAACATACACACCAAACTTCTTGGCAGAGCCTTTAGGAAGGCGGAACGGCTTATCCAGAGTTACTTTCTCGCCACGGTACTCAGCCTTCTCTGTCCGTCCCGGCAACAAATCCTTGTCATGGGTGGCGGCCTTTTGACCTGCTGCGATCTTCAGGAAGCTGTTTACTCGGGCCATTGCCCATTGCTCTTTGGAAGTGACGTTAGGACGTACAGAGCCGGGATTGGTCTTATAGGCACCAATGCCACGGTCATAGACTGCCTTTAGCGTCTTAGCACTGATGTTGCCCTTCTTAGAGCCATGCTTGGCGTTCCAGTTCTTTGCCTTCTCTGCCAAGGTAGACATCTGCACCTTCTCTACAGAAGACCAAGCAGCCTGAAATGCACGCTGTTCAGAACCAGTGTCCTCCATAACGGAGTTGAACACTTGGCGGAACTTACTTTGCTTTTCTTCAGGTACAGTCTGACGGACTGCTTTAGGGAGTTCTGCATTGGTGCTGTAAGGCATTACTTCTTTCCTTTGTAGAACGCTTCCTTGATAGTCCCTCGTGTAAGACCAATATCGTTCAGTTCACGATCTGTCATAGCGTAGAGGGTCTGGAGGTCTTGCTTATTCCGAGAGTTCGTCTTCATCCGGTTGTATATCTCGCCGGGGAGTTTTGTTAGGTTCATAGCTTAACTCTGCGATGTCCATGAGGTCTTGAATTACTTCTGGATGGTCAGACACGTTAATGTCCGCACCATTCAGATTACGGAGGAAGGCTGCAATCTCACGAAGATCATGCGGTGCTACATCACCAGCCTTGATGTAAGGCATTGTGTCGTAGGAGAGACCGTTAAGTTGCCACAGTCGCTCAACGAGTTGTTTGTTGAGTACATCAGTGATGGCACTAATGTAGCTCTCCAACGCTCTAAGAAAGAGGTCGGTCTTAGATTTAGATAGCGCATACGAGCCACCGGAACTGTGCGCTCCAAGGAGAAGAAACTCAGACAATACACTACGAGCAATATCATGCTGATAGCGGTTGATAATCGGGTCGATCTGAATGTTTCTCGTACCACTAGAAGCCATAAGCTCGATGTCCATAAGACGGACATTGGTTGGGCTACCATCCTTGTCTGGGTAGGTGTCACTAGGCAAGATGATGTAACCCTGCTCATTAAATTTCACGTCCCGAAGGATGTCTTGCAGGTCTGACCTGATAGCCGACTGAGAGGCTGTAGCATCACTGGAGAGGTACTCCGAGGGAATACGGGCTACCGGGATACCAGCAAGCTCTCGCTCCACTGCAATAGCCTCAATAGACTGAAGGTTGTTCAGATACTCATAAGAGGTATAAGCATTACGAAGAATACTACGACCACTAGGGTCGCCGTTAATTGCAGTCGTCTTGTAGTATAGAGACTTTGTAGCCGGGATATAATGGCTTTTACCAAACTGTGAGCCTTCCTGATAGAGGCCCAGTACGTCGCCTGACTTCTGGTCTACATCAAACTTAGAGACCGTCCAAGGCGCTCTTGAGGCCAGCTTACGGATACCGATGCGACCATCACTGTACTTGGAATACTTCTTGTAGTCTCGGAACTGTGGGCCACCTCTCCGCTTATATACTACCTCAAACCAAGCAAAGCCATACGACAAAGAAGACAGAGCCTCTGCAATATGGTCGTCAAGAGTGTGATCCATGTCATCTAAGACAGATTCAACAAACTCTTTTTCTCGTTGTGCTTCGGCACTGTCGTTAGCTGCACAGACCTTCAACTCTACATCACGTAGTACCTGTTCTGTAGCATACATAACCGCACCAATAGTGCTGTCATTGTCACGCATCTCACGGTACTTACGGATGGCCTTCTTGCCACGAAGCTCCGGTAGGAACTCGTCTGCCCTAATTTGGCCATTATGTGTGTTGTCACCAGCTACACCAAGAATCTTCTTGGCTTCTGTTTCCGAGAGCTTCTTGGGCATTATCGCAATCCTTTCGCAGAGCTATACGCCAGCTTTAGTTGGGGCTTGGCATAGCCCTGTAGGGATAAGTCCGTAATAGCCCACACAAGGGCATCTAAGCGGTCTGGAGAGCCAATAGAGCCTAGTGGCTCCCAAGTGACCATCTGGTCCTCAAGGTCGTTCAGGCCCTTTACATGG